TACAGACCTATGTAAAGAATACGGGTTTACTCGGGCATGGGCTTACGCATGGATGAATGCCGATAAATCTCGTGTTGACGCTTACGCACGTGCGCGGGAAGAACAGCAACACGCATGGGCTGATGAGATCGTAAAGATTGCTGGCGAGAGCGAGCGAGACACGATTGAGCGCGATGATGGCGGCACGTCGATGAACTCTGAATGGGTGGCCCGCTGTAAGCTCAAGATCGACACGAAGAAATGGCTGATGGCGCGGCTGAACCCGAAGGCTTACGGAGACAAGATCCAGACCGAGGTGAGCGGCAAAGACGGCGGGCCGCTGGTCGTGAAGTGGGAGAAATAACCGTGGCAACGGTTGTGATTCCGTATCGGCCAAGGCCGCAATTCATCCCGTTCCACGAGCGGACGCAGCGTTGGGCGTGCCTCGTGGTTCATCGGCGGGGCGGAAAGACTGTTGCGGTCATCAATGACCTGATTAAGCGGGCGCTGGAATGCCCGTTGCCGTCGCCTCGGTTCGCGTATGTTGCGCCGACGTATGGCCAGGCAAAGGATGTGGCGTGGCAGTATCTTAAGCGATTCGTGGCACCTATTCCCGGCGTGCAAGTGAGCGAAGGCGAGCTGTGGGTGAATCTGCCAGGAGACCGGCGCATTCGGCTTTACGGCGCGGACAATTACGACCGGCTGCGCGGCATCTATCTCGATGGGCTGGCTGTTGATGAGTCGGCGGACATGGCTCCTGAGGCATGGTCCGAAGTTCTACGGCCTGCGCTGAGCGACCGGAAGGGCTGGGCGGTGTGGATCGGTACGCCGAAAGGGCGTGATGCGTTTTACAAGATTTGGCGTGATGCTCAGGGCGATAAAGAGTTTTACTCGCTGCATCTGCCCGCGAGTCGAAGCGGTTTGATCGACGCTGACGAACTGCGCAGCGCACGCAACTCGCCGGGTATGACTCAGGCGACGTACGATCAGGAATATGAGTGCAGTTTTGACGCGCCAACACCCGGCGCAATCTACTCGGCTGAGATCGTCAAGGCACGCATTCAAGGGCGAATTAACGACAACGTGCTGCACTACGCGCAGCTTCCGGCTTACTCAGCTTTCGACATTGGCGCTCCGCTCAATCAACGGTGCTGGATATTTCAGGCGGTAGGCGACCGCATCAACCTGCTCGAATCGCTCAGCGGTTCCGAGGACTGCGCAACGCCTGGCGCATGGGTCAAGCGGCTAAAGGAAAAGACTGCTTACAATTGGGGCGGGCACTTCCTGCCGCACGATGGCGAAACGCTTTGGCTTCGACTCATGCAGGAAGCGGGCATGGCTGGCGTTGTCGTGCTGCCTCGCGTGCTCAACGAATGGGACAACATCAACGACGCTCTGAGCGCGTTCGGTCGTTGCGCATTTGCAAAGACTGGCACGAACGACGGTATTGACTCGCTCGAATCGTTCCGCTCGAAGGAAGAGAATGACGGCATGACGATCCGCAACACGCCGGTGCATGACTGGTCATCGCATTTCTCGACCGCATTCGGCTACGTCCATCAAGCGATCCGCCTCGGGATGCTGGTTGACAGATCGGCCATGCCGCGCAAACCATTTCACGGCAAGCCGGTGGTTCACTCCGGCGTTACGCCGCACAGCTCATCTCTGCACAGAACCAATAAACCAAGGATATTCAGATGACAATCGAACAAATGATTCAGGCAAAACAGGCACTAATTGAATTCAATGCGGCGGCGTTTATTTATTTCGCACTAGCGTGCATGGTCGTTTCGATTCTGGTTGGTGTCCTATTGAAAGTGGAGAAGATTAACGATGATCTTGCCGCGGTTATGCTTGTTGTCTGTCTGTTGCTTGGGCCAATTACGCTAGTTATGGGAATTTGCTATAAAATCGGCGCACCAATTCAAGCACGTGCCGAGGTCGCAAATTACGGGCTTATTGAAATGAAGAGATGACGACGATAGCCAAGGCGATGCAGGTCTATCAACGCGAGCAATGCGGTTCGCCGTTTGAGAGCGATTTGAGTGCGCACTTGGAGCATGGCATGGTTTTTAGTCGGCCTGACTTCTTCGTGATGCTGCGCCCAGTCTGGTCTGGCGCTCCGGTTAAGGAAATCATTGACCCTTGGACGATTCATCACGGCCCGATTGACTGCTGGCACCTGTACCTTTTCGCCGGAAATATGGCGCGAGCATGGGACTTCCTGCCGTTTCCGCTACCTCTCGTGTCATTCGAGAAGCGAAATAGATTGCATTTTTACCGTTTAGACGCTTTTAGGCATCGCATAACATTACTGTAAAGCCATGGAATATTATCCTCTTTCTCCTGACGCCTTTGGTTTTCGTGCTCGCGGTTGTTTGTTCAAAAATGCGAGCGACGTGTTTGACACGAGTGTTTTTAAGATGGGCAAGCCGAAGGATGTATTGAAGGGAATGGGCATTGGTGCGCTTACTGGTAGCGGTGGTGTACCAAAAGGGATCTCAGACAAGATTTCAAAGGGGTTTACCGACATTAAGAACGGGCAGGGAATGGAGGGATTTACAGAGGTTATGCTGCCAGGAATGGGCAAGGGCGTGCGTCCTGCGGCGGTAAACACGTATTTGCAGACCAAGGGCCAGCAGAAATACGATCCGAACGGCGAGGTTGATAAAGGGCTTATCTCGAAGGTGAAGCCGGTTGAAGCCCCGTTGCCAGCGGCTCCTGTGCCAGATGCGCCAACGTCGATGCGCTCGCGGTCGGTGACTGACGCGGCTCGTGCTGCCAAGGCTGCGGCGGGCAAGCGCAAGGGATTCATGTCAACGCTGTTCGCGAAAGAGACGGGCGGCTTCGGCGGTACGGGCGGCGGGGCTTCACTTCTCGGCGGGTAACGGGCAAATATCATGGCCAAATCTTATTACAAAATGGCTAATGGTTACATGATGTCCAAGGATGGAACGTATGAACATCGCGACGTATGGGAGTCGATCAATGGGAAAATCCCTAGCGACCACCACATCCATCATAAAAACATGGTTCGTAGTGATAACCGAGTTGAAAACTTGGAGTGCATTCAGCGTGATAAGCATCTCAGGATGCACGGCCTAACATACAAAATGCTGAATCATCTGACGAGATTGCGCAATAGGGCTCCGGTAAAGCGGTTCGTTTGCGTAACATGCGGTGAAAATGCAGAGTCGAAGCATCCACTTGCTAAGTTTTGCTCAAGGAAATGCGCTCAGAAGTTCCACAACGAACAGCAGTCGGCTCTTGATTCAATCGCTAGAGCTACTGAGCGTGGAAATGGGTTGTGTCCTACTTGTTCATCCGTTTTCACGAAAACCAGATCAGACCAACGGCATTGTTCAAAGCGGTGTACGCATGTTGATGCAAAACGGAGAATGAATTTCAAACTTGGTCATGTTCCAACACCATCGAAATATAGAGCATGAAAAAGGATTCTAAAAAGTTAGCAGAGAACATTTGCAGCCGAAACCAACGGCTTAAGTCTAAACGCGCTATTTTCGATGTTCTCGCGCAGGACATTGCGAACTATGTGATGCCGCGCAAGTCGCAGATCACGAGCACGAAGACGGAAGGCGTCGAAGGATTCACGAGCGACCTTTACAATCAGGAGGCTATTCGCTGCAATGGGATTCTGGCGAGCGGGCAAATGCACTGGCTCATGGAAGGTCGTTGGTTTGAGTTCAAGCCGATCCGCGACGATGCTGATGACGAGGCCAAGACGTGGTATCAGAAATGCACAGAGCGCATGTATCAGCTTTTCGACGCGTCGAACCTTTACACTGAGGCGCACGAGATGTTTCTTGATCGCGGCGCGTGTCCATCGGCTGCGCTGTACGTCGAGGAAGGAAAGAAGTCGCTGTTCAATTTCAAGGCGCATCGCTGGGGAACGTACTCGATTGAGGAGGACAGCGAGGGGCTGGTTGATACGGTTTTCTGCGAGTACAAGATGACGGCTCGCCAGATGGTGCAGAAATTCGGGCTTGATAACGTCGGCAAGCTGATTCGCGAGGCTTACGAGGCGGACGGCGGCAAGCAGCAGGATCAAGAATTTGATTACATCCACGCCATTTATCCGCGTGAAGAGCGCGACATGGGCAAGCTGGACGGCTCGAACAAGCCGATTGCCAGCGTTTATATCGCGGTCAAGGACAAGCACCTGATTCAGGAAGGCGGTTATGATGAGATGCCGACGTTCGTAACGCGGTTCCTGAAGTGGGGCGATAGCGCGTATGGGTACTGCCCAGCGATTGACGCGCTGCCGACGATTCGGCAACTGAATTTCATTGAGCAGCAAATGGACGCGCTCGCTGAGTTGAAAGCGTTCCCGCGCTTCCTGTACCCTGCCGACATGGAAGGCGATATTGACATGCGGGCCAACGGTGGCACGCCGTTCGACCCGAACCGGGCCGACTCGATTCCGCGCACATGGGGCACCGAAGGCGAGTATAACATCGGTCTTGAGCGCGTCGAAAAGAAAGAGGAGCTGATTCGCAAGGCGTATCTGGTCGATCTTTTCCAGATGCTCCAACAGATCGACGGCGGCAAAATGACTGCCTACGAGGTTGCGCAGCGAGTAGCCGAGAAGATTCCCAATTTCAGCCCTACGTTCAAGCGGCTGGTGCCTGAGTTGCTGCGTCCGATGTTGCTGCGGTGTTTCGCAATTGCATTTCGGGCAGGCGAGTTTGAAGAGCCTCCGCAGTCCGTCATGGTTCCGAATGACGACGGCACGGCATCGCTTGCAGTTCCGAAGGTTGCGCTCACGTCGAAGCTCGCGCTTACGATCAAGGGCGACGAGAACAACGCATTTCTGAACCTCATGCAGATTTGGGGGAGCATCGCTGAGATGCGGCCTGACGTGCTGGATAACATCGACTTTGACAAAGCGTTTCGCGGGTCGGCTGAGAACTTCGGCATACCGGCTGACTGGAAAACATCGGTTGAAGATCGAGACGCACAACGCGAGGCACGGGCCAAGCAGCAGCAAATGGCGCAGGCGGCAGAGCTGGCGCAGGCCGGTGCGAAGGCGGCAAAGGATTTGGCCGGGGCCGATCCTGCGGTCAAGAAAGCTGTTGGACTCTAACTCTAATTTTAACCACAAAACATCATGGCAACACCTGCACAAGTTACGGTAGCAACTAGCGAGACGACGATTTACGCCGGGGGCGTGGGCCGTGGTCTTTTCATTTCTAACACGGGGTCAACGTCGATGACCATTTCACTTAACGGGACGGCGGCTGTAACGCTCACGAACGGCATTCAAGTTCCGGCTGGCGCAACTTACGAGTTTCCGGCTGCCTACTACGGCACGAATCAGCTTCCTATCGTGAAGGGAATTGCCGACACGAGCGCGACGACTGCTGGCGTTCAAACAATTTAACCGATACCACCATGCCTATTTTCAACGGTAGCGGCGGAAGCGCAACGCTTCCCAATCCCATCACGGCGGCGACTGTTACAACGCTCACGCTCGGAAACATCATTCCGCCTGCGACGAATGCCATTAGCGCATCTGCCATCGACTGGGCGCTAGCGTTCACGCATAGCAAGACGCTGGCGGCGAATACGACGTTCACGTTTAGCAACGCAATCGACGGTAAGACGATCATCGTGTTCATCACGAACACGGCGAGCAACTACACGGTGACGTGGCCTACGGTGCTCTGGTCGGGCGGTGCGGCTCCGACGCAAACGGTCGGCGCGAAGACGGACATTTACACGTTCGTTAAGGCCGGTGCGAACATCTATGGCAGCGCAGTGCAGGACATTTCCTAACGTGTTCCCTCAACCTTTCAGCTTTCTCAAGACTGGCACAGTAAATAGTAGTCCTGTTGAGATTTATTCCACGTCGCAGGTAACTAGCACAAGTAAAACAATAGCACAGTATGGTGTGTTGTATCGGTGGACAGGTTTTACTGCGCCAGAAGCAACTACAGCCATCCAGGTTTTAATAAGAGGAATGCGAGTCGGAACGAATGCTAGCACGATGCAGGCTCAC